GGTCCGGCGCGGTCAACAGCGCCTCCCAGAGCGCCCGCGCTGGCGCCGCTGGCGCCGCGGGCATCGTCATCGTCGACCTGTACGTGTAATGACGGTCGTCAACGCCTGGTGCGGCGCCCCTACCTCGAGCGGGTTCCGCGTCGCCGCGAAAGTCACCGGGTCCTCGACGCGCCTGGCCGTGTCGACGACCCCGGCATTCGACGCCCCGGTCTACTTCGGGCCGGTCACTCCCGCGTCGGGGTTCGTGCAGATCTCCGCGACCGGGCTCGCGGCGAATACCCGGTACTGGTGGGCGATCGAGGACAACAGTGTCCTCGATGCGACCTACACCGGGCAGGTCCTCACCCACCCTGTGGCGGGCACCGCGTCGTCGTTCCAGATCACGGTCGTGGGCGACGCGGGCCTGACCCCGAGCACGCCGGGCGTGGCCGGTTCGTACCGGACCGACCGGATCTCCAACCACACGATTTTCGACACGATCCGCGCCAAGGCCCTCGCCGAGAACCACCTGCTGCTCGCGCACCTCGGCGACATCAACTACTACAACTTCGGGCAGAACGCGACGTTCCCGCCCGCCGACCTGACCGGGTACCGGCGCGGCGTCGACGACGTGCTCCTCCAGCCGAGGCAGCACCAGCTCTACCGCAACGTCCCCATCGCGCACATCTGGGACGACCACGAGTTCGGCCCCAACGACGCCGACTCGACCAACCCCGGGAAGACGATCGCGTGGCAGGTGTACCGGGAGCGGGAACCGTCCTACCCGCTCGCGTCCGCGACCGAGGGCTGCCACCACGCGTTCCAGATCGGCCGCGTCCTGTTCATCGCCTGGGACTACCGGTCGTTCAAGACCCCGAAGGACGCGACGGACGACGCCGCGAAGACCGCGTTGGGCGCGTCCCAGAAATCCTGGACGCGGAACCTCCTCGAGACGACCACCGCTGAAGCGCTCGTGGTGCTCCAGCAGACGGTGTGGAACCAGGCCCCATCGGTCGGTTCGGACTCGTGGGGCGGGTACAACACCGAACGCACCGAGCTCGCGCAGATGTTCGCGGACACCGGCTGGACCGACCGGATGATCATGGTCGGCGCCGACGCGCACACGTGCGCGATCGACTCCGGCGCGTCGAACCTCTGGGGCGGGTTCCCCATGGGCCTGTTCGCGTCCCTCGACGCGACCCCGTCGGGGACCTCGGCGGGCTTCGACCAGTTCATCAGCAACGCCCGCAACCAGTACGGCGTGATCACCGTCGACGACGACGGCGACCAGATCCAACTCACCATGACCGGCTACCAGGACACCTCAGTCCTGGGGTCGTGGACGATCAGCATCGACACCGGGGATGAGCCCGCACCCGAGCCCGAACCGGTCCCGACCGCGCCGCCCGTGATCGCCGAGGCGCAGATCCGCCAACAGGTGACCTGGCTGGGCGTGCACCGCTCCACCGGCGGCATCATCGCCGAGCTCCCCGACATCACAGGAGAGCCCGAACGGATCCTCTCCGCGTACGCCTCTTCGGAAATGTCGATACCGGTCACCAGAGGCGGCCCCGGGCACGTCCCCGTACAGATCCTGGAGGCGTGCACCGACGGACGCTCCGGCGGCATCGTCGCCGTGGTCAACGATGTACCACTGTGGATGGGGCTCCCGACGGTCCGCCGCGGCACGGGACCGCTCCGCGTCAATTGCAACACGCCCGAGTCCTACCTACTGAAGCGGCTCGTCAGGGATGCATCGTTCATCGATACCGACCGGGCCATCGTCGCGCTCCGCCTCGCCCAGCAGGCCGAGGACATCGACGGCCTCGGGCAAGGCCTGGGCCTCGAGTACGACGTGGAGCTGACCGGCGACCTGATCAGCATCGACTACCGGGCCACGGACCGGCAATGGATCTACGACGCCATCCGTGACCTGTGCGTGGGCGGCCTCGAGTTCGAGATCGCTCTGGACTGGGCCGACAACACCCGCACCAGGATCGTCAAGATCCTCCGGATCCGCCGCCGGATCGGCCGCGTCACCGGCACATCGCGGGCCATGCTCCAGACCGGCGACGCCGGATCGGTCGTGAGATACGACGTGACCGAATCGTGGGCGGACCGGGCGTACGCCAACCACGTCATTGCATTGGGCCCCGGACAGGGCGACAGCCAGCCTGTGTCCGATCCGGCGATCGACCTGGATGCGCTGGCAGCTGGTGTGCCGATTGTGGAAGCGGTGCTGACCGGAGGGAACAACCTCACCAGCGCCGACCTCCTGAACGGCTACGCCGCTTCGCAACTGGACCGGATGCGCCCGGCGTCGTCGAAGATCGATGTTGAGGCGATGCTCAACGGCTACCCGCGCCTTGGGGTGGATGCCATGTTGGGCGACCAGGTTTCGTACCTTCTCGAGTCCGACAGGCATCCCGGCCCGAGTTCGATGGACGCCACAGACCTTCGCCTGGGCGGCGAGCGACGCATGACCGCATGGACCTTGTCACCGGCTCAAGGGACGTGGAAGACCTCACTGGTCACTGACCCGGATCTGGAGGCGTGATGCTATTCTCCGACACCGAGAATGAGGCCATCAGAGGGATCCTCCGCGATCACGAGCGGAGGATCACCGCCCTCTACACGGCGCGGACTGCGGAGGCCACCACCGTCAGCGGGGACGGCTCCGACTTCATCGTGGAGAACGGCGCGTCGGTGCTGGTCCGTGGCGGCGGCGACATGGGTGTGGCCGACGGCGGCCGCTTGTACGCGACCTACCCGTCGGGGAACCGTGCCGCGCAGTTCGGTCATCTGATCTGGGCGACCACTGGTGCTGACGCCGGGTACGGCCTACTGGTCCAAACCGACGGGTCCACTGAGGAAACACTCCTGGACATCTTCCGGGCCCGCTTGACGGGCGGTGTGCGGTCCGTCCTGGTCGGACAGACACCCGCACCGGAAGGCGCCGTCGAGTACTTCCAGACGTGGGCGCAGACCGAGCAGCACTACGCGTACGAGCAGATGCGCCTGCAAACGGTCGAGAACGCCGACATCGAAATCCTCTCCGACAATCGCCTATGGCTGTTCGCGGACGGCAACCTTGATGGCGAGGTCAACGGGAACATCGCGCTCCTCGCTAACGGGACCGCGGCTCTCGGCGGCGACGGCGGGACGTTCCTGCAGCCGCTGTCGGGCAGCGGGACCGCGAACGTCCGCATGGACACGGTCACCGGCCAGATCACGTACGTCTCCTCGACCGAGCACGTGAAGTCCGACATCCAGGACCTCGTGGTGGACCCGGACGCGGTGCTGCAGTTGCGGCCACGCACGTGGCTGCCGGGCCCGGTCGAGCGGCAATGCCCCGACTGGCTGCACGTCCAACACGCCGAAGGCGAATGCCGCGCCGGCGAGCTGGTCGACCCTCCCGAAGACGCACCGCGCGAGGTCGGCTTCGTCGCTGAAGAACTCGACAGTCTCGGGCTCACGCAATTCGTGGAGTACGGCGTCGACGGCGCACCGACCTCGATCCGCTACGACCGCCTGACCGCGGCGCTCGTTCCGCTCGTCCAGCAGCAGCAAGAGCAGTTGAACAAGCTGACCGAGCGCTTGGAAGCGCTGGAGCAGCGTTTCCCCGAGGCCTAGACACACGCCATCACCGGCCCGGCTCTGCCGTGCCCACAGACAGGAGAACGCATGTCCTGGTACCTCGCGCCCTCGCTTGCAGTGCTGCGGGCAGAGATCAACGCACGCTGGCCCAACCGCGACCACGCCTCCGACGGCACTATCGGCGACGCCGCGCACTCCGCGACTACTTCGGACCACAATCCGAATTCGCGCGGCTCGGTCGACGCCATGGACGTCGACGAGGACGGCATCGACTTCAACGTCATCTTCGCCGCAATCAAGCAACACCCGTCGGCACGGTACGTGATCTACGAGCGGAAGCTGTACCACCGCCTCCGTGGCTGGCGCGCCGAGACGTACTCGGGTGTCAACCCGCACGACCACCACTTCCATCTTTCTATCGACCAGACCAGGACCGCCGAGCAGGACACCCGCCCTTGGGGTCTCCTCGGCGCCTCAGGCACTACCTACATGGGGGACGACATGATCGGGCTCAAGAGGGGCGACGAGAGCGAGGAGGTTCTTGGCCTCCAGTACGTGCTCGCGGACGCCGGATTCGACCCGGGCGAGAAGGACCGCAAGTACGGGGCGAAGGTCTCCGCCGCGGTCCTGGCTTGCCGCAAGAGCCTCGGTTCCAGTGCAACGGACGGCGATGAGATCACCGGGACTGCGTATGCGCAGATCCTCCGGGCGCTCATCAAGGCGCAGGCCAAGGGGCAGGTTTCGGCTGCCGTCGCGGACTACCTGAAGAAGAACCCGCCTGCCCCGGCCGCTCTCCCCGCCACGCTCACGTTCACCGGCGGCACGCTTTCGGGCGTGAAGGCAAAGTAAGTCGTGACCGTGGACCTGGTGCCGCTGATGGCGGTTCTAGCTTCGGCGACCGTCGTCATCGGCGGCGTGTTCGCTGGGCTGCGCTGGCTGGGAAAGAAGCTGGACAAACGAATGCAAGAAGTCGCCATCGCCTCGAAAGCCACGCAGGCGCAACTGGAGACGTCGGACGACAAGACGATTGCCGACCACGTGCAGTCGTCGTCGCGAGAGATCACGAACATCAACGGCCACATCGAGACGTTGATGGGGTTCGCGGAGCAGAACCGGTCGCGGTCAATCCGCGCAGAGATGCTGGCCGAGCTTGCGCACGACCGGCTGGACAAACACCTGGCGAACGACCATGGGTTCCATGTGTCGCCGAAGCAACATGAGGAGAACTGACCATGTACTACACGAAGCGCTTCTGGCGCGAGACCAGCGACCGGGCCATCAAGACGTTCGGCGGCACCTGGTTCGCGGTCCTCACGGCTGAGGCTGTCCGAGGCTGGAACGACGTCGACTGGGCGCAGTCCTGGGGCGTCGTCGGGCTGGCGGTCGGTGCGAGCGTCGCGTTCTCGCTCGGTTCCGCGCCGGTCGGCACGGCCGGATCCGCGAACCTGATCCCGTTGGGCACCATCAAGGACACCAACCCTGGCGCCTGAGCGTTGGCGTCATCGCACAGACTTCAAGTAGACTTGAGGAAACGTCCCGTCCTGTCGATAAGAGCCCCTGGGCTCTCCGCAAGGTAGACAGGACGGTCACCTGATCGCTGATTCCGACGCCAGGTCGGGGGTAGGCGGTCCCTACGCCACCGCGGGCGAACCATGACGCGGAGAAGCCCGGTCGCTGCCTCACGGCGGCGGCCGGGCTTTTGTCGTGCCTTTAGAAGGGCTACACGAGGGTGCGCAGGATGAGGCCGAAGGCCACGATGCAGGCGAACCAGATGACGCCCACGGCGATCGTGATCCGGGTGAGGTTCTTCTCCGCCACCGACGAGC